GTGGCGCTGCGGTGGCGGGCGCGGGCGCTGCCGGATATGGCGTGGGTACACTCATCAACAAATATGGCATCGAAGGCACTGAATTCGGCAACAACCTCGGCGGCATGATCGCCACCATCCTCGCCAGTCTGGGTAACGACACTGCCAAAGAGGCGCTTAACGTAACACTCAACCTGGACGGCGAGCAGATCGCCGCCGCCGTAAATCTGCGCAACGCGCGCACCGCCACACGGAACTAGTTCCGCCTTATATCCCATCCCGCGCGCGCGTAACCTGCGCACATGGCTTGGAAAGATAAACTACTGGAAGCATCCTTTCGCGGCATCATTTTTGATGCCGTTAAAACTGACGACTCGGCGGATCGTGCGCTGGCGGAACAGGCCTATCCTTATGTGGATGGCTCTGATTTCGAGGACATGGGGCGCGGCGCTCGCCGCATCAGCATTGATGCCGTGTTTTATGGCGACGACTATGAAGTCCGGCTTAATCAATTCCTGCGCGCACTGGATGGTTACGATGACCGATTTTCTGACCCGCTGGCGCACCCGGATGCGTATCTGGTGCATCCGGTGTTTGGCAACGTGCTGGTTAAGGTTGGTAAACATACAGTTCACCACGATGCCGACAGTGTGGATGAGGCGATGGTCATCATCGACTTTGTCGAGTCCACTCCGGGCAAGGCTTTCTTTAGTGACATACTCCCGGTACAAAAGGCGGAAGCCATCACCCAGCAGGGCGCTACAGCGGTTGCTGCTGCGTCTGAAGCTGCCGGTGCGGCGATAGATCGTGTGCGCGCCGCGAACCCCTTGGCTGCGCTGGGGTCGCTGCGCAGCGCGTTGACCGCGCCTTTGCTTGGGCTGGCCGATAAAACCAATCTGGTGCTTTCCGGGCTGGACGTGTTGGCTTACCCGCGCGCCTGGGGCAATGATGTTTCGGCGCTGGTGAATGGGTTGCTTGATGTGCGCGACTGGGGAGCGCAGTTGCAAGCGGACTGGGCGAGCGTTCAATCCGATTTAAATTCTTTTTCAATTTTCAGCAGTCAATCTTCCTCCGTTCCGCCGCAGGTGACTTCCGACACAGTGCCTACCGAGGCGCAGGCGGTGGCGGTGGCGGCGACTTCTATCCAAATCAATGTGGCGGTCGGGCTGGCCAATGCGGCCGGTTTTGTGCTGGCTAGCGAAGCGGGCACGCCGACGTTAACCCCCAATGAGATCGAAGCAATCAGCAACACGGCGCGCGCGGCCATTGAGGCTGCCATCGCGCAGGTGCGCATCACTTACGGCATCGAGCAGAGCCGCACCATCATTGAGCCGCTGAAAGATCAGGCGTTGGCGTTGCAGGAAGCGGCGCGGGCGATTATCGCGGTGCGTCCGCCGCTGATCCGGCGCACGGCGGAAGCGCCGGGGAATATGCGCTTACTGGCGCATTTGTGGTACGGCGACAGCGACCGCGCGCCGGAGCTGTATCGACTAAACAGTGCGCGCAGCGTGTTCGTCAATCCAGGGGAGGTGCTCAATGCCTACGCCAGTTAAAGAGGATGTCGAGCTGCTGATCGGCGGTAAGGTTCACCGCGATTGGTCGAGTTACGAGATTGATTCAGACGTGCTCACGCCTGCGGATGGTTGGGCTGTATCGCTGGGCTTGAACGAAGGCAAGATTCCGCCGGATGTGGTGGAAGGTGCGCCCGTTAAAGTGCTGGTCGGTGGTGAGTTGGTATTGACCGGCTACGTCGATGATATCGATCACTCCGTCAGCAAGACTTCGCACACCTTCAGCATGTCCGGGCGCGATCTCGCTGCCGATCTGGTGGACTGCTCTGCGCCTATCTTCACGGCCAAACTGGTGAGCCTCCAACAAGTCGCGTCGAAAATTACTAGCCTATTTCGTATCAAAGCGCCCCTTATTGATGCCGATTTAACGCGCGTCCGCGAGAAGATCAGCATCGAGCCGGGCGACACCGCTTGGGATGCGCTTGCGCGTGCCGCCGAGGCGAACGGGCTGTGGCCTTGGTTTGAGCCGGATGGAACGCTGGTGGTGGGTGGCCCAGACTATTCCACTCCTGTTGTGGCCACGCTCATTTTGCGCCGCGACGGCGATGGCAACAACGTGCTGAGCCTGGCTAAACATAATTCCATGAATGGCCGTTATTCCAAGGTCACTGTGTACGGGCAAACGCCGGGCACGGATACCGAGCAAGGTAAACCCAACCAACACGGCGCGTGGTCTGATGATGGTGTGATCCGTCATCGCCCGAAAATCGTGGTCGATCATGAGTGCGACAGCCCTGCCGTGTGCCGCGACCGCGCACACAAGATTATTTCCGATAGCCGCCTTAACGGGCTGACTCTTTCCGCCGTTGTTCAGGGTCATCGCATCGCTGAGGGGCAATTGTGGAAGCCGATGCAGCGCATTCACGTGATCTCCGAGCCGCACGAAATAGACGGGGTGTTTTTCCTGATGACGCGCAAGTTCACGCGCAACCGCCACGACGGCACGCGCACCGCGTTGACGCTGAAGGAAGATGGTGTGTGGGTGATTGATGCGCACCCGCACAAGAATCAACATCGCCGTGGCAAGAACGCGATGCCGGGCAAGATTATCCCCGTGAGTGCGCCATGAACCCAATCAAGGTGATCGACGAACGCATTAGCCGCAAGCTGGCTAGCATCCGCCTTGCCTTCCGTGGCGTTATCACGCTGGTTAAAGCGGCGGGCGCGGTGCAGTTGGTGCAGCTCGACGGCCTATCCGGCGAGCAGCTGCAAGATGCGGAGTTGTTCCAGCAATACGGCTGCACCAGCAACCCGCCGCCCGGGGCGATGTGCATCGTGTTGCCGTTGGGCGGCAGAACTGCGCACGGCATTGTGATCGCTACTGAGCATGGCTCGTATCGCTTGAAGGGGTTGCAGTCTGGCGAGGTGGCGCTTTATAGCGACGAGGGCGACAGTGTGATTCTCAAGCGCGGGCGCATCATGGAAGTGACGACGGAAACATTCCGGGTGAACGCTTCGACCGCTATCGAGCTGAATTCTCCCACCGTGACGGCCAGCGCCGACTTTGTGGCGCAGGGTGATGTGAGCGACCAAGGCAACAAGTCGATGGCCGATATGCGCACAGTTTTCAACGCGCACCCGCATGCTGTTTCCGGCGCGGTCGCAGCTGCTCCTGAGGGGCAAATGTAATGGATGCTTTTATCTCCCCAATAACCCGCGATTACGTGCTGCTGTCCGGCGCGGCGCAGCGCGATCCGAACGGGCTGGCCAATGCGATCTATCTGCGCTTGAGCGTGCGCCTAGGTAGCTACTGGGCGGATAAGACGCTGGGAAGCCAGCTTTACACGCTGGAGCGCGAAAAGGACGTGGCGCGTGTGGGTTTGTTGGCCAAGCAATACGCCGAGCAGGCGCTTGCGCCCATCTTGGCCGATGGCCGTGCGACCAGCATCACGGTGACTACCGATCAGCCGCACGATGGGCGCTTGTATTTGCTGATTGAGGTGGTCGCGGCCAGCGGTGAGACGTTAACTTTCAAATATCCGGTGAAGGTGATTTAAATGGCATTCCCAACCAAAGATTACAGGCAGGTGCGCGACGATATTTTGCGCGACATCGCCAACCAATTGCCCGAGGCGAACGTCGGGGCGGATTCGGATTATTTTGTCCGGGCGAACGCGACCGGCAACGCGGTCGAGGGGCTATACGAGCACCAGAAGTGGATTGCGCGGCAGATTTTCGCGGACACGGCGGATTCGGACATTCTGGAGCTGCGCCACGCGAACCCGCGCGGGATCACTCGTAAGGCGGCGACGTTTTCAACGGGTGAAATTGTGTTTCAAGGGATTGCAGATAGCGCAATCCCGATTGGAACGGCGGCGACGATTTACGGCATCGGGTTTGTTACTACCGCGTCCAGCGCGATTGGTTTGGACGGTACAGCGACCATTGCGGCCAAGGCCAGCGTAGCGGGTGCTTCCGGCAATCAGGTGGCGGATGCGGTTTTGACGTTGACCTCTGCACCTTCGGGCGTGCAATCGCAAGCCAACATCGTGAGCATGACGGGCGGCACGGACATTGAGACGGTTGCGGATCTGCTGGCGCGTGTGTTGTTTGATATGCGCCTGCCGCCGATGGGTGGCGCTGAGCATGACTATTTTCGCTGGGTGCTGGAAGTGCCGGGAGTGGTGGATGCGTATATTTTTCCCCAGCGCCGCGCGGCGAATTCTGTGGATGTGGTGATTGAGACTGAAGGCGGATTGGCTTCGCCGGAGTTGATCGCCGAGGTATTCGCGCACATTGAAGCGGTGCGTCCGCTTTGTGTGGAT